GAAAGAGAGAAGGAATACTTCATTATCTGGACGTACAGTATTACCTGAAAACTCTCTAGTATATTGATCACCGCGCGAATAGGTACCTTCATACTGTGCAGAGTATTGCCGAGCATAAACATCAAAATCAGAAGCAAATTGCGGACCTGTAACGGATCTATCATAATTTGCTTTAAACACTCTAGAATATTGCTGAGCATACAACTTATAATATTCACCTGTATATGCTCTCACATAACCAGCAATAAAGTTATCTAATGTTACTTTTGCATAGAGCTCACCATCATACTTTGGGCCAGTTATCTGTCTTGCAAACTGCCCTCTACTATATTGACCCTCAAACGTAATACCTCTATCATAGGAAGGTCCTGGTGTTATTCTTGTATATTGTTGTCCGCGGGAATACCATTCACTAGTGTACTGGGGAGTGCCTTGATCACGCTGGAATGCGCCTCGCTTATAGTTGCCTGAATATATTCTAGTATACTGGCCTTCATATGTACCAGAATATATTCTCGTATATACATTACCTCGACCATAAGCAGGACCATCGGCATAGTTAGTTACTTCTCCTCTTAAGTATTGAGCAGAATAAATTCTAGTGTATTGTTGAGAATAAGTCGGTCCAGCTTGCCGAGTATAAGTTGGAAAGTAGTTAGCAGTTCTGGTGAATAAGCTCCTGTATGTATTACGTGAGTAAACTAAATATGGAGTAACTACAGGTGTAACTGAATAACCAGATCCTAGTATTCCACCACCGGGAACTGGTTCTCGGTTATATCGAAAACCTCTGTCGAATCCTCGGGCATATGCATTATAGGGTAATTCCGATTGTTGATAAAGAGTACCGGAATTACCATATTCTCCACCATACACCCCGGTTCTATAAAATGTACCTCGGGCATATTGAATAATCCTAGCATAATTTGTACGATACTGAGGCCCAGTAGTTGCTCTGCTGTATCCAGGGTTTTCTGTTAATGAGAATACTCTAGTAAACTTACGCTCATAAGACGGGCCGACTGCATTTCTAGTAAAATTGCCTCGTATATAATTAGGTCCAACTGTGTTACGCTGATACAGTCCAATATACCCTCGTTCATATTGTGAACGAAAAGCTCTTGTATATTGAGCAGAAAAATTTCTTTGATATGATCTACTAAAGTTACCTCTTACAAAGTATCTTGTATATTGGGCTGAATATATTCTAGTAAACTGCCGCTGAAATGTCTGCACTGAGTAGGTATTACGCACTCTATAATATGTTGGACCAGTTAACAGTCTTGTAAAACTAGCGCGTTGAAATACTCTAGAAAATTGTAGCAGTTGAGGAAACCCGGGAATGCCCACTCCACTACCTGAGTCTCTAACATACTGAGCTGAGAAGTTTGATTGTGTACTACTACGAGCAAAGGTATTTCTAATATATTTTCTTGTACCAGATACATCAGGAAGTGAATAAACACCTAAAGCATATAATGCTTGCTGCTCACTTGTATTTGGTATGCTCGGAGCGGTATATGTAGTTGCATAATGCCCGGTTGGAGTTACTTTAGTAAATAGAGATCTTTCATACAATGCATTATATGATGGGCCAATAACAGCTCTTTCATATTGAGCAGAGTATATTCTAGTAAATCTTGTACTAGTAAAATTACCGGTACCGTAAACAGACCTTACATATGGGCTAGCCCCATACTCTCTGGCGTATCCAATTGATTCTCTTGTATATTGTCCAGTAAATCTACGAGTATATTGTTGACCTCTAGAGTAAGCTACTTGACTAATATTAGGAACTCTATCAATTAAGGCTCCTCTGGCAATCCAAGTACCAGTTCCTGGAGCATTAGCCTGCAGGGCATATGTACCAATACCAGTGGATATGATTCTATTTCTTAATCTTTGAGCTAATTCTTCTAACTGAGTGTCAGTCATCTCTTTAATATGACTAGGAGTTGTACTATCAATAGTCATAGGACGATTTAAACTTGAACTTGAAGTACTAGTACTAGTTCTTCTATGAAGTTCATAAGTTACTTTATCATTATCGTCAGCAGCGTCGTTAGTAACTTCGTCATATACTGTGCTAACTGTTTTCCATGTTCCAGATCCTACTGGTGTACTAGCAACATTAGATAAGTTTGATGTAATGTAATAAGTACCAGCTTCGCCGTATGTTGTATTGGCACTAGCAATCTTATTAAGAGCTCTTGTAATAATACTATCATTTAAGTTATTACTAGTCTGAGGTTTAATCCCGGAAGCACCATCTAGCTTAGCAGGCATTATCATATTTGTTTCAGATGCTGAGCTAGTATTTTGGTATAAAGTATATGTACTGGATACAGTAGTGGTATTGGCTGGGTGGGATCCTATAGCACCATTAGCGTAGCTATCAGTAAACGTTCCAATACTATCTCCAATATCAGTATCAAAGATAATATCTGCTACATCCTGATTAGAAGACCCTAGTTTAGCGAGTATAACTTCAGCAGCATAGTCTAACTCTGAGTTAGACATAACAACAAGACCATTATTATAGGTCCCAGCTGGTTGTTTTCGCATTCTTAAGGGATTAGTCATTATAAAGACCCCTTAAGATGGCCAGGCAACAGTGCCGTTAGCATAATAGATTCTTAAATCGTTAGTCCCGTCTGTAATGTCTCCTCCGACATAAATATTTTTTGCAACAGATAATCCACCAGAAGTTCTAATGGCACCAACTGTTGAGTTAGCTTGTTGTGTGCTTGTTACTGTAGTATTACCTGTTACATTTAATTTATTTGCAAGAGTAGCTACTCCGCCAATATACGCTTTCTTAGCAGCAGAAATACCACCAGCAGTTCTAATTGATCCTGCAGTTGAGTTAGCTTCGGTATTACTGCCAACTGTTACGTTACCGGAAGTTGAAATTGTAGTGGAATATGTTTCCCATCTATTGTTAGCATTACCAAGATCTACGCCATTTGCTGAAGGTATAAAACCAGCGGTTGAGTTACCAACTCCTGATTGTACAATAAGCGATGTAGCATTAATAAGTGCAAGAGTACCTCTAAGCGTAGTACTACTTGTTACTGTTAATGTACTAATAGTCGATGTATTAAGAGATAGTGCTTCATCTGAGGCAAGAATTGATTGACCTTTAACTTCTAAATCACCCCATACAACCAGATTAGGCTGCACATGGTTAGGGTCGCTTGTATTTGCGAATTTATCTTTAATATCAACGTTTGCTACTGCAGTAACGGCGGTAGAATTTACAGAGAAATGTGACCGGGTACTATTAGTAGTATAAAGGTCTGCGTCACCTGCTACAGTTATTGTACCATCTGTATCGATACTTGAACTAGTAATAATTGAATTTACAGTTGAATTACCAATGGCTAGTGATGAAGTATTAATAACCACATTACTGCCGATAGCAGCGCTTGTTGTAATTGCAGCAGTTGCAGCATTTACTTCACCTGTAATGTCTGCATCACCGCCTACAGTTAGGTCATTACCTGATTGAATCGATGTTGTTGCATTTACAAAACCGGTTATAGTAGTATTACCTGCAGCTAAAGTAGTTCCAACAGCTGCAGCGCCTACAATAGCAGCCGATGCGGCATTAACTTCACCGGTGATATCCACGTCGCTGCTAGCAGTAATATCATCTGCTACAGTTATTGCATCCTGAAAATTAACATTGCCAGCAAAGTCGCCCGTGCTGTTAAAATCTACTGCTCCATTTACTTGAAGGCCGCCTGTTACGTTGGCAGAAGCAAGTGTAGACTTCCCTACTACATTTATTGTATTACTTGCTGTAACTGCACCAGTTAAAACAGATGTAGTTCTTACTCTAAGTGTATTAGTATTAGCTTCAGATTTAATATCGACATCACTATTCGCTACAATATCTCCAGTAACACTTAATTTACCTGAAACAAGAGCATTGGCTTCAACAGTAAGATCTTCTATAGTTGCATCATCAGCTACTAAGTTCCAACGATCAACTGTAGTACCTAGATCCTTTGCTCCATTGGCAGAAGGTACAATATTTGTATCTACTTCACCAACAAAAGAGATTGTATCTGAGTTAGCATTACCGAGATTAATATCACCATTAAGATCTGTCTGACCGCTGACCTGTAGTGTATCATCTACTGCTAGATCATCAATCGTAGCGTCGTCAGCAAATAAATCCCATCTAAATGTAGTTGAACCAAGTACTTTAGTTCCGTTGGCTGAAGGTATAATATTTGTATCTACATCTGACACGAATGATACAGTATCAGCAGCATCACTTCCAAACGTTACATTAGCACTAAATGTGGTCTCATCAGCATCTACTACAAACGTATTGCCGTCAATAGTGGTTGAAGTTGAAGTTCCATCATTATTAATATCTAAAGCAGTAATCGTTGAATTAGCTTTGAACGACTGATCATTGGCTGTTAAAGTAATATCGTTATAGTCAGCAGTTAAGAAACCGCCATCCATATCTACTGTTGTAGAATTAATATCTAATGTAGTGCCTGAGATATGTGTAGCTGTAGAGTTAATATTAACATTAGATGAAGTGGAAGTAACATCTACGTTAGCGTGAACTCTCATAGATGTGTTATTTACAGATAACAAGTCACTTCTTACATCTAGCTGGTTACCAGTAGTAGTAATTACTTCTTGTGTTGAATTAGAGGTAATAGTTATTTGATCAGTATGAAAATTTGTATTTGAATCAATCGATAACAACCCGCTTGAGGTCATATTACCACCGCGCAGGGATGAATTAGCAATAATTACATTTGCTTGTAAATGCCCGCCAGTAGTAGTTGAGTATGTATCAGAATCAAAGTTGTATAGATTCGATGTAATAACAACATTACCTGTCGTAATACCACCAGAAGAATTCTGCTGAGCAGTAAGGTTTATTGTTAATGCATCATGCACCAGCTGATTAGTACGATCGACCCATGCGCCAAAAGTATCTGTCTGGTACACAATATTTGCATTATAATATTTGCGTTCAGCCATTTGTGTTCCTCAAAATAGTATTCAACAGATTCTTTATCTCTTCGAGTGTATTGTCTGTCTTTTTAACTTCGGCGTGTAAATTAGCTACTTGCATTTCAATACTATCAATGCGATTATAGTTCCGTTTACGAGCCAGCGCTGCTTGGTAAGCTCTCATATCTGTATTTATAAGAGCCCCTGACGATGGATCTTTACTAAACTGTTCATTATCTGTTTTAAGTAGCTTATTCATTTATTATGCTGTTAAAGCAATTGCTCTAACATCCTTTAGTTTGGGTACAGTATTAGTTTGATCTGCTAGGAATACTACTTTAAGTTGGAATTGAGTAAAGTTATCATACTTTCTTCCAACAGAGTCATAGTAGTTAATTAAACTTTGTCCGTTATTATCTATGTACCTAAATGCTGCTTGTGTTTCGTCTGCATTAATTTTGTGCGCATTATAATTTACTACTGTTCTATCTGCAGCCTCAAAAAGAGTTACCGTAGTTGAGTTAGCAGAGGATACTCTTCCAACAAAATAGCTTTTAGAACTCTGGCCCATATAAATAAGATCACCGGAACTAAAATGAGTTGATCCTCCTGCAATATTAACCACCGCACTTCCACTAGTAGTATTAGCTATACCTTTATTATTAGTTTCATTAACTGTAGGTGAGGTAGGAATATTAAATTTAAACTCTCTAAAATCATCAGGTCTATCAGCATGACTGAACATAGCCTTTTGCTTAACTGATTCTTCCAACTTAGTCCACTGTCTCGAGTTAGGAGAATCAGAGTCTGCTTCATTAATAACTTTAGCATAAACTTCTAATGTGCTAGCTGGAGGTCGATGTGCAGTTAAGTATACTTCTATATCATCAGATTCAATTCCTGATGCTAAGCTAACAAGCTTTGAAACATATTTAGTATTAGCAGAACCAACTCCTACTAATCTTTCATTTGTATTATTACTGGATATTTCGTTTTTAAATGCTTGGATAGTACTGATACCAGCATCTAAGAACGGTGCAACTACTGGTGTATTGTATTTTAACTCATTAGTAATTACTAAAGATTTATTAATATTAGTGCCATCAATCTCATTTGATTTACTGTAAATGGCTGCTTCTACATCAGAAATTTTATTTTGCATTCCAAAGGCTACAGTTTTTAAAGTAGTCTGTGTATTAGCACTATTTCTAAAACTAGCTGTTGATTCTACTCTTGTTCGTGATGGAGTAGTTTTATAGATATGAGGCAGATAATAACTAACAATTTTATTATCAACGGAAGTAATAGTAGCAATTGCTCCTGACTCAGTTCCAATGATTGTATCACCTGCTTCAAATTTAAAATTACTATTACTGGCCGTAGAATTAATAAGAGTTAGTTCACCATTAGCAACTGCAAATTCATCTACAATTGCTGTAGGGGTTAGAGCACCTTCACCATCAGTCATACCTACTCTAAACCCACCTTGTATAGTGAGTGATGTATTAGACTCAATAGCATCAATAGTTACAACATCTGATATACTAGTGTTAGCTCTGCTTCGAACAACAATAGTATCACCTGGTGAATATGTATTATTAAACGCAGTTGATACTCCAACAGCAGTTACATTAACCGTATTAGCATCAGCAGCATCAGTTGTTAACGGTAATGTTATTGCGACATTACCTGAGTTAAAACTAGTTGGTACTTTATATACTTCTTCGTTCTCTTCAAATGATCCGGTATTAACTTGAACAGTAAAAAATTCATAGTCATCATTTACTAGAGTAGCCGATGGGTCAATACTCATATCAAACTGAGCTCGATATACCCTAAATTTTAAATCAACTCCGGATACAGGAGTCCAAGCTTCGGATGCGGAAGTAAAGAATGCTCCTTCACCCCAGTTTGAAGTTACAACATCACCGCCCTCAAGACTTGCGTTACCAAGTTTAGAGATTAATATCTTGTAAGTAGGAACCTGTCCATCTGGTCTAATAGTAAATGCATATTTATGCCCAGCTTTAACATATACTGGTGCTTTAAAATGCACCATGGTTACAGCCGTACCAGTAGGAGAAGTATTAATAAACATAGGTTCGAGATGCACTTTACTGAACGGTAAAACAGTTCTAGTAGGCATTCCATTCTCTACTACCCTTAAATCAAAGTTACATCCAAAGCTAGGATCTTTTTCTTTAAAGTAAACCGCTACACTAGTTAAATAACATCCATCAGAATCCGGGCAATAGTCCGGCTTAATCTCAAATGTTTGAGCAATAGGATCATCTAGACTTTTGAGATTGCCAAGGTTCTTAGAATATCTTCTAGGTTTGTTAAAATTAATTGCCATGTTTATTCCTGTTTAAATACCAATGTGTCCAAGATATCCGATACCATAACCGCCATAATATCCTCTGTAATATCTATTATAATTACTTGTATCATTTAGGCTGCCGTTACCTATTAATGTTGAATTAGTAGTTGTGGTTGTATGAGTATATTGATTATTGGAATAACCGTAGTTATAATCATAGGTATATGTTGTACTACCATCTGTATCATCATACGTTTGAGTAGTTGTATATTCGTTTGTACTATTGCCATAATTATCATAAGTCCAAGTAGTTTCTATCTCTTTAATGAAATCATCTGATTCAACAGTTACTTCTTTATGCACTTCATTTGTAGTAGTGATATCAAACTCTGGTGTACGGGTAGCAATAGTAATATCAGTTTTAGTTGTTGAGTAGTTAAACGCGTTATAGTTAACCTGCCCTTTAGATGTAGATTGATCTTTTTTATTAATACTATTCTCATCCATTACTATTAACTGACGTGTACCAACATTAAAGGTATCTGCCTGCATATGGAATACAGCGTTTAATCTACCTTTCTGATCACTTTTAACACCTGCGTCACCAACAAATTTACCTATCGGGATGCAGAATCTAGGCGAGTCTCCTTTAAAACTACCTTGGTAGTTATATTGTGGAATACCTCGACGGATTCTATTATTAATATTTTTCTCATCAAAGAAGAAATAGTGTGTAGTGTTTGGTCTTAATCCGAAAGCGGAAATTTTTATTCTAGCTGCTTTCATGAAAGGTTTAAATTGTACATCAGTAACAAAGTCACCTAATTGATGGTTTTGCTCATTTACACCTGTTGATGCTCTTGTAACTTGGGCATCATATGATGTAGTAGAAGTAGTAGTTCTTTCTTGAGTTGTAACATTGCGTTCATAGTTATTTTGATGATTATAGTAATAGTTGTTGTAATTATATTGATTAGTTAAAGTACCATTACGGTGCCACGCACCACTTCTTTCTATATCAATCACACCATTAGATGTTGTCTCCGCACCATAACTTACTGACGTCTCCACTCCGCCTATTTGTTCTCCTACTACTGTACTAACTAATGGGAATGTTTCAGCAAAAGTATCAAACACTTCATTAATAGATGTAGCAGTATCAATAACTACCGGGTTAGAAGGAATCTTATTAACAGAATAGCCGCCATCATAGCTAGGATCAATTTTTATAATACCATTAAACTTATAGAAATTTTCTGTGCAAAATCTATCATCAGTACATACTGGTTGATCAATAATTTGGAATTCTTGGGCAAGTGGCACAATACTATCTGAATCATCAAACACAGTACAGTTAAGTGTATTAGCTACTTTTAATTTAATAATTTTTTGTTTAAATCTAGGAACAAACGTTGTACCTGATGTACTCTTAGCAACTCTAAATTCGTTACTTGATACATCTGAAATATTAAAGTCAGTACACGGATCAACTAAAATACCTGACTTAAACCTGTCATTACCATTTTCATCCGTAATGATCATATTAGAGGTTTTAGACTCTAATGCGTTAAGTGTTGTATAATACTCAAGCTGTTTAATTCTTTTATCAAGACTAGCAATATCATTCATTGTATATCGTCTAGTATTCTTTTGTATAACCTTAATTGACTCGTTAAGTCTTTCCTTATCAGCAGCTTCATTAGGAGTTAATGAAGGAAAGGGAGGTATTTCAATAGTACCTAAAATTAAAGAGTTTGGACCGCCTGGGGGTGGTAGAGGCTCTGAAGACGGCGTACCATGCTTAACTTGCATATAACCTGCTTCTGTAATAATAAGCCTATCAATACGGGGTAGATAATATTCAATATCAGTAGAGAAAGAAGTATCTGGTGCAGCAATAACTAAATCAGCACCGCTAAATGCTTCGGCCGAAGTAGGGTTAGTTGTTGCTCCTGAAACTGTATTAGAGTAGGCTCCTGTATTAGCTACTGCAGGTCTAAAATCAATATTATTTCTTAAGTCATATTTGTTACCAGTTTTATCACTAGTATATAAAGGAATATCACCTGGGTTAAGAGATGTTGTACCATCACTTGATTTATAACTTGATACGGTATAAAAACCTTTACCGCCTGATCTTGTTTCTGATTTAAACGATTGGACTTCTATTAATAGCCTGGACCCTGCTGCCAGAGTAAGCGAAGGCAGTTTAGTTACTGATGAAATACCATAGAAGTTATCATAGCAATTCTTATTAAGCAAGAAGCTACCAGTAACATCTGTAAAGTTATTATCAGTATAATTCCAAGATGAACCACCTAACTTTACGCTTACTATTGAGTTAACGTCTGTCATACCCAAAGCAAATGGACCGTTAACACCGGATACATTGTTTGAAGTATCAACTTTTACAAAGTTATTATCTCTAGTTTTAGTAAGGGGCAGTTTATTAACTGCTTTAATGTTATGAATTACATCAAATGTACCGTCATAAGCACCAGACACTGCTCCGCTTATAGTAATTTGCGCTTGATCATTATTACCACCAGAAACAGTAATAACCAGATCATCAGTATTGATTGGTCTGCCATTAGTTAAACCAGACATTGACTTATTAGCAATAACTATAAATTCACGTCTCTCAGCTCTTGATAGAGTACCTGAATAGGGGAATTGGGTATCAGAAGCTGTTATTGTAACAGAGTTACTTGTTAAGTTAGCAGTAGTTGTACTTGTTCTATATGTATAATTACAACCTATAGCACTCTTTAAACCGCCTCTAGGTAAAGCAAAGATAGATGTATTTAAGTTTCTCTCTTGAATAACTGCCTTACCATTTGTAAGTACAATATCACAAGCCCCTTTATTAAGCTTGTATAGAGATTTAACATCTTTAAACGATTTACCTTCATTCATATCAATATCAAATAAATAGACATTAAAGCTGCCACTCACCTGACCTGGTATACCGTCACCTGTAAACTCTGTTGTCTTAATTCTTGCTGTACCAATAACATTCCCCGATGCAGCAGCTGCAGGTGTATTAGTATCAGTGATTGCTGTCTGAGTCGCATCATAAAGATCAATAGTCGTACCTAAGTGCCCATCAAGGTTACCAACATATTCATTAACCTGAATATACTGTCCAGATGATGTACTAATACCAACATCATTCAAAGAAGCGTTAGCAGAAGCGCGGGCCACTTGAATTCTAGAAGTATTATGTTGTTCAGTACGATGACCGTTAACATAATGTAGACCTGGTCCAATAGTTATTTCAAACTGATTGGTAGAATTAGCAGCTGTAGTATTGGATGATTCATTGAATGCATCAATATTAGCTGGAGATTCAATACCGAGTTCATTTGTACGTACTGTGTAGTTACCACTCTCTTCTTGCGTCCTTTTAGCCATCTCCTCAGCAATTTCATTGTACTGAGTATTGGTTCTCTTCATTACTGGTAACCCAGCCTGAAAATCCATAATAGACATAAAGTTTGCATTGGCAATAGCATCTTTAGTTTCAATTGCAACTAAGAAAGGTGCTAGTTTTAATCTATCGGCGCCTGGTGCTGATTCATTATTAAACCCTGCTGCATTGTCAAGCAGAGAAGTATCGGCATCAGAAGTAACAACTGTTTCCTCAACTGCAAATCCAACAGAAACCATATCAGGGGTATCGTTATATTTAGATACAACAACAAAACCTTTATCTACATTTAGGAAGTGACCTTTAGAGAAGATAACACCTTCTGAACATGATACTGAAAACCCTTGACCGATTGAATTATTTACAATTGCGCCTGCAGCAGTTGCAGTAGCAACTAGAGTATTAGCATTGTTATAAATTTCAATATTCTCTGTTGTATTAAATACTTTCTCACCACTTGTACCTGTAGTGAAGTAATCAATATAAAGAGTATTGAGATTTGGCTCTTGACTCTCTAAACCAGCAATGGCATTGTTAACAATACCCTTAACACCGGTAACTGTACCGCGCGCTTCAAGACCAATAGTAATGCTGGTTGAAAGTTGTGCACCGTTTGCATCAACATCTTTAACTTTGACATATCCGTAGTTGTCATTATAGGAAAAAGAGCAACCATCAACGATTGTTCCTTCTTTATAAATATTGTTACCAAATCTACGAACTTGCTCTTGTAAGATGGATTGAAGCTGGGTTAATTCACGAGCTTGTACAGCAACGGAGGGTTTAAATAATACCCGAGCGAATTGCTTACCAGGATCAAAATCATCGTAGTAAGGATTAATATTAAAATCTGTATCTAATGTTGCCATATTTTGTCCTAGAACTCAATAATTATTCTAAATGTTTCTGACTGGTTGTTATCTCTACTAATAGGTGTAAAGTTTTCTACGTATAACACTTCACCAGTTCCGTCTACCACTTCCGGCAAACTAGTACTAATTAACTTTACTTGCGCTTCAGATGTCTGTCCGTAAATATATTTATCAGTATTAGTTGCACTGTCAGACAGAAGAAACGTATTTCTTTGATTAGTAACCTCAAATGTACCAGTACCAGTCCCCAGAGGGATTAATATGGTTGCATTTGATTGGGATTCACCTTGAGTAATTAGCTCATCCTGCTCTAATCCTTGTGAGGTTGTTACTTCACCAGTATATTTATAAGTCTGTCTAAAGTAGGTTGTTGGCTGATCTACTGTACTAATAGATAAATTAGCACCTAGATTGCCTGTTATAATCTCATTTGTCTCAAAATAACCAACGATGTTACTTACTAGTAATTCCGTAGCAGAAGCACTATATACAAAAGCTTTGGCTCCAGATGTACTTCCAGTTATATTCTCACCTGATGAAGCTGTTGTATCAGATGAGGATATAGTTAATATCCCGTTAGCAAACTTTGGATCCCTGATTATTCCTACGCTTCTAAAGTCGTTATTTGCTGCGATTACACCGCCACCCGTATTTGCAAAAGTAACACTAACTCCAACCCTATTACCAAATAATTCTCTTTTTGAATCAAATCCATGACCATCACAAGGTGCTAAAATAGCCCTTGCATTAGCACTTGTTTGTAGATAGCTGTTAGAGGATGCATTAGTTACAAAACCTGAGTTACCTGTAATACTAATATCAGCATAAGTATAACCTGAACCAATTGATAGCATCTGGACGTTAGCAATATTATTAGCATTTAGTACTTTATTAACTCTAGCGATTGCTGCAGCGCCTGACCCATCACCATTAATATTAACCTTAGGGCTAATTAAAAAATGTGAGTCATCTGCTAAGGGTGTGTCAAGGGTTGTATTTAAAATTAATCTCTTGGCTTGTGAAGTAACAATATAATCATCAACAGTAGCAAATTGGCCTGCGCCTGTACCGTGATCAAAGTAAATAGTACTACCTTTATAGAAATCTGAATTAGGAGATAATGTATCACCTACTCTTACTATAGCTGATACATTAGCAATCGCATTTGATTGAGCACCAGTTAATTCATCATCTGTAGTAATAGATCCCTCAACAGAAATAAGAGTAATATTACTTCCATTTACATTAGATACAATTCCAGTACTAGAAGCGGTGCGTGGTGTTAAAATAGCAGCTGCAGTGTTAGTTGAACTTGTTAATGTAACGGTAGGTGTACCTGTATATGATTTACCTCTATTGGTAATATTAATACCAGTGATTCCGCCCGTTGTATTAGTGGATAAAGTAGCTGTTGCATTAATAGTGGCAGGTCCAGAAATTGTAATTGTATCTGAATTACTAAATCCTAAACCGCCATCACTAATAATAATTGATTCCAAATAACTAGCAGTAACTTCTTCTTTTATAAATGTATTACTGGCACCTGTAGTAGTAATTACTAAACTTGTTGTACCTGCTACTTCAATAACTTTATCATCACCACCAACTCCTGTATCAGTAACAAATCCTTCAGCATATGAGCTGTAATCTTGTCCTGCTGAAGTTATTTTAATACAATGGATTGCACCATCAATTGCAGCTGCACTTACTTCTGTATTAGCAAATACTGGCATGTAATCTTCTGTAGTAAATTGATCCCACTTGCTTTCAGAGACTGAATACATATACTTCCATTGATATCCATCTTGTATTGTAGTATATATTTCGTCCCCAGTTACAAATTCAGATTTTAACGGGCTCTGTGTTGACGGAGCACCATTACTGTTATCCAGGCATTTAAATACATTATAGAAAGCGCCTTCTTTTACTGCTACATAGAATTTTTTTGTATGTAAGTTTATTTGCAGATCATCATAAGCATCATATCTAGTTCCTGATGTCCACATATACTTTGGAATCATATGGGCTAGATCTGCTTCCCTAATTTTCTTACCACCAATCATATTATCATAGACATTATGAAAGGTGCCTGCAATTGAGTTTTCAGGCATTGGGGGATTATCATCATTCTCAAATGGAAGATGGTTCCCATAAAACATATATAGCAAGTTGTTTGCTGGCTCTGTAAGCGACTCAACAAACTGTTCAGCTACGAATATGTCAAAGTTTTTAGGTACGATATAGTGCGACATTAATTCATCCAACTCTGATAGTTATTTGCAATTGAAACATGGTGATGATTCACATTAGAAAAGTGGTTTTCCTCATCAATACCAACATTGAGTGCAAATATCTCTTTTGTATTTATAACTTCACCGAATAGTTTAAACCCGGCAACGTGTAACATATCTTTTAGTATACCGGAGTATTTATCTAATGCTGATCCCGTCTGTACTGAATAAGAATACTCCTGGTAATAATCACTGTCCTGTATTCTGGCAGAATCATTTAAGAACGATTCACTTGAAATCCATCTACCTGGACCAGTACCTTGTTTATCAATAGAAGCAATCCCCGTTGATATAAATGCTGAGTTAGTTGATACTAGATTAACAATAGTATCTTTTTCATATCCATATCCTGAATTAATAATCTCTACACCTGTGGCGACTCCGTTTGCAGTTTGAACATTGGCCGATACTACGGCATTAAATCCAATTGGAAGTGAATCGGGGTCTTGAGTTATATGAGTTATATTAGAAATTGCTCCAGAAGAAGCGCCAGTTAAAGTAGCATCTGGTATAAAGGATTGACCGAAGCTAAGTCTTCTAATTTTTAAATTAAAAGTCCCATCACCGTTATTTTCTATTGATTTTAGAGTACCTGATGCTATACTTATTCCATTACTTTGAGCCACACCACTTGAAGCAGGTGTTATAACTGCATTAGTAGATAATGTAATTACATCATTTGCGTCATTAAACGTACCTACAGTATTTTTTAAGTTAAGCATAGTTGCATTAATAGATTCTACTATACCAGAAGCTTCTGTTCCGTTTTGACGAACACCTTCACCAACAACAACAGCCGTAGTATTACTAATACTACCAATGCTTATATCATACCCTGGGAGATCCACGTTCTGAGCAAGTCTTTCGCCTACCTGATAGAATCCTACAAGGCCATCGGTTCTTGCTATAAAATCACGTCTATTAAAGGCCGCTACGTAAGGATTTCTAATAACCGGTACAGGAGCAAGTGAATAACCAGCACCAGGATTAATACCAGAAAAGGAAATAACCTCACCAATATTTGCAGTAAAGAAACTAAGTGCGTCAGATATAATAGTAGTATCATCAGCAGAGGGTGATGCTGGCAATCCTATACCGTAATCCATATTAATAGTTAAATTTGCCCCAGATCCGTTTCCGGCAGTAATAGTAAACGTTGGAGGTGTATCATACCCTGATCCTGGATTTGTAATATTAACTGAAGTGATAACATTACTCTGCACGTTTAAAGTAGCCGTTGCACCTGCGCCGCCGCCACCAGATATTGTGATTGTATCAGTAGAATCATATCCAGATCCTCCTAAACTATTTGTAGCAGCGACTGTAGCAAAAGCGTTAACACCACCATTAGTGATAATATTAGGTGAACTAAATGTACCATTGGCCTCATCAAAGATTGTTATATCAGTAGCATTTTGCGATTCAATATAAGCTTGAGCTCCAACACCACTAGCACCCATAATTGCATAAACATTAGCGCCTGAGCCAGTGGATGTAGAGATTGTTATTGTTGCTTGCCCACTATAACCAGCACCAGATGAAGTAATATCTAACGCTGCAATCGCACCTGTATTAGTTGTTAGGAGTGAAGCAGTAGCATTACCTGAAATGGATACAGTATCATTGTTATCATATGCAGTACCTGCGGCCGCGATAAAGATTGAATTCACGTATACATTAGCACTGTATATGTAATCACCATTAGAGAAACCACCATTTGAATGATGTGAATGGTATACTACATTACTTAAACCTGTAATACTCAGTTCGGTATCAATTGTAATTGATTCTACTAGCCCAATATTGGCATTTCTACCTTCAACTGTTACATCAGTATATACAACATTCTGAGTATTATTGCCACCAATAATATCATTATAGAATGTAAGGCTCTCTTGTAACCCAATACCACCAATTTCAAAATCAGCTCCGGAAGTATAACTCCCTCTTATAGTAACATTAGCAAAGGTATTACTATCAACACCCTTGATAAAGGTACCTGGACCTGCGTAAAATATATTAGTATTGCTATCAATACCTAATCGAACAATATTGCTAGCAGTATTAACAACAGTGCCGATGAATCTGCCAGTTGTTTCAATGTTTGCAACCCCGGAAGATAGTACATTCTCTGAAACAGTACCAGAATGAATATATGCGGCATCATCAAAGTTACCGCTGGTTGTAATAACTGTTAGATTACCAGTAGCATCAGTAGAATTAGCAGTAATACTGTTTGCTACCACGTAACCAGTTGCTGCATTAGCAGATGTTGAGTTAGCACCTTGAATAAAGTTGTCATTACCCATAACGATTGAAACATTAGCACCTGCTCCATTTGCAGTTACTATCTCAAAACGAGGCGGATCAATATAGTTAGATCCATTATTAGTAACATTAATAGAGGTTATAGACCCATTTCCATTAGTAATAATACTAGCAGCAGCATTACCTGTAGTAAATTCAATAATATCTGTATTATTATAATTAGAACCACCTGAATCTACAGAGAAGCTGTTTACAAAACTTGCATTGGTAGCATGTACAAAAAAGCTAGAAATATTGGCTTCTTTTGCAGCACCATTAGAACCCAAGCCAACAATATTAATTGATTGAATAGGTTGCGTGACATTCTCAAAGCTAAAGAAGCTTTCGATATCAGAATTAACATTATTAATTGTATTTACAATAAGCGTAGTGTTTGACGATAATGATTCCGTATAAACATTTGATACTGTAAATCCATACCCGCCGTTTGAAAGCTGGAAGTTAACTCTACCAGCAAGATTCTCTACTTCAGTAACTTTAGCCTGACCGCCGCGACCGGTTTGGCTCTCAATATCAAATATATCACCAATTTTAAAATCTTGCCCACCAGAAACTAATTCAATATTACTTAATGAGCCAACCATAATTGGTGCACCATCAAGGAAACCATCGCTAGTAATTATTTCGCCAGTAGAAAAGCTTCCTGTCGCACCTGTAATATAAGCAATAGTAATTTTTTTATTATTTACTGATTTTTGGATTACTGATTCACAAAAAGCACTTACACCAGTAGTTCCGCCAGTAATCTGTTTGCCAGCAAAGTCTTTAGTTTTATCTGATGTGGATAGCTCAATGTATTGTGGCTTAATCCATTTAGTATTGGAAGGTCTAAGAATTCTATCGCTAGGTAAGAAAACAGAGACTTCTTGATTATATAAAATCTTTAAGAGTAGCTCAATACTACGTGATGAGCCTTTTGATTGGTATAAATCAGATACGTGTTTAAGAATAAAAGCAGAATCTGTCTTAGTACTCAGTGGAGTACCAGCAAGAAACATCTTTTTAAAATTTTCTGTAAATTTATCTACACTTGAATCAATATCTCTGGCATGCTTAAGACCGCGTAGCTCTTTTGTATTCTGGCCTTCTGTCTCCAACCATTCATAATAAGCAAGAACAAAATCAACAATATTGCCATTAATCTCCCGAAAAAACTCAGGAAACTGGTCTCTAATAAAATTGCTAATGTATTCAGGAGTAGGGTTCATTATAATCTACCCTGATTTACAACTACTTCGATATCATTACTATTCAGCTGAAGAATTGTATCCTTCATAGACATGACATCTTTATTTTTAGGTCTGAAATATATTTTTAAGGAACCAGTAGCTTCTGAAATTGTAATTGGTTTAATTATAATCTCACCTGTGACGTAATTAATTGTACCAGCATTTGGTTTTAAAATTGTAAATGATGTATCACCACGAACAATAGCCAATACCCCTCTTCCAGCATCAATAAATCTTGCTGATGAGTCACCTTGATAAGTAAATGGTGTAGATTCAATAGCTGGCTCATAATTATTTACATTAGTATTAACTGTTAGTCTTGAATCTTCTTTTAACTCATTCATAGTCTCAATTTGGTAGGATCTAAGAATATCTGATTGAGGTATAATTATATAAGGTTTTAATAAAGTTTCAGATCCCATAATACTTAAATCGCTCGAGTCAACCGCCGCCAAAGCTTTTGAGTTTCTGTATTTCTTATTAAATCCATTAAGGTTTGCAACAGCATACTCAAGCAAAGCACTTCTGCTTTTTGAAGAGATAGTAGTAGGAGATTCTTTTGATGACCCAATATCATATGTTAATGTAAGTTTAATACCTAAGAAGATAAATTTAGGTTCTACAACAATTGCATCCACTCCAACAGGTGTTCTCGTGTTAATAAACTCTTCTATTTCTTGCGTCTTGGCTAACGATACACCATCTGCCTGTACAAGATCTACCGCTAAAATTACCTTACCGAACCTAGGAGGGTTAGCGTCTTGTCCGCCGAACGCTGCAATATTTTGTATTTCTGGGAAATGCTGTCTAGCAATTATTTCATAGTCATTGGATGTAACTGCTCTTTCTTGTACTTGGAAAGCTTTAGGGGCATTCTGTTTAATACTAGTAACACTCTCGCGTTCACTACCGCCGTCAGCACTAGTTACTGTAGTAACAACTACATTAGAGTAACCGCCTACACCGCCAGCGGAATTAAATTTAGATGCTCTATTAGCAGCTGTATCACTTACTGCTCTGTAAGTAACCTCAATAATATTACCAATATTAGGACTACGACCAAAAGTTCCATCGCCGAAAGCAACTTTATATTTAAACGATTCAGTAGGTTCAATAAAGTAGATATCTGATTCTTTATTAATACCAAATACTGTACTTACCTTTGTCCACTCTGTATTAGTTGAAACTGTGCTTGATTCACGTACTCTTACGGAAATATTAGATATATCAACTTCTTTGTTTGAAAGAGTAACACTAAAATTGTTTGAACCATCTGCAGTAAAGAATTCAGTAATTACCTGGCCTTCAATGATACTAACATTTGACGCAAGGTATTGCGCTTCACCATTAACTTCAGTAGCGATAATAGTAACATCTGAATCTGTTGAGAACGTATATGATTTACCTCCAACCACACTACTAAATCTAGTATACTTGTCCATATTAATAGAAGATGGCGAGTCGGGAGGATAAACTTTAATATCTACGCGCGCAGAAGCACCTGTTGAGGATCTTGGAAGATAATTAAGCTCTTTTGCATGTGAGATTACACTCTCTCTAATGATCGCTGTATCAAGAAACATTTCATTAGCAATCATATTAGTATAAAAATTGTTAAGATATGTATTATAGCTCAACACATCAAGGAGTGCATTAATATTTGATCCTTCATAGTCGTAGTCTTGAATACTAGACTGTCCCTTGAGAAAGTTTGTTAAATTTGACTTAATTGTTTCAAAGTCCAAATCTACAACTGATGTAGCAGAGTTAGCAGCCATTACCGTGTCCTATCTAAAATAAAGCTAAAAGTGCGTGATTCTTCGCTATTTATTGGTTTAAAGGTAATTTCTACCTCGTACGTATTATCATCCATTCTTGGAATAATTATAACATCCGTAAGTATACAACGAGGTTCAAAATTTTGTATAGTATCAATTATTTGTTCTCTTAAAATATCAGATGTAATAGGGCCGGCATTTTCAAATAATGTACCTAAAATACCAGAACCAATTGCCGGTTGCATCAACCTCTCATACCTATTTGTAGTGAGTAGATTAACTACAGAATATTCTATTGCCTCTTCATTCACACGAAGCATTATATCACCTGTAGCCGGGTTAGGGGCCAGGTCATTTCTAATATCGGAATATACAATTTCTTTTTTTCTAAAAGTCATATCTTTATTTATAAGTACTCTATTAGGCTGATGTAAATTTACTCGTTACGCGTGCAATGGCTTCTTTAGCAGCTGTTTCAAAATCATCTGCTTTACCGTAATAATCTGGCATTAATTCCTTAGCTTTATTATAGTTTTTATCCCAAATCTGTGCATCAGTCTGAAAATCCCAAGTTAATTTATTTTTCTTCTTTAACAGGGCTTTTTGCCTTTTTCTTAACTCATCTGTTGGTATTTTAGTTTTACGGTATTTATAAGGATCTTCACCAGCTACCGCGAATACCTGCACCCATAACTCAGGCCAAGATAAGTCGAAAACTTGCTGGTTAAGCTTTTTAGTTTTGAAGTATTCTCTAGTAGCTTTATACGATACAGAATCGAGACCACCACCAGCTAGCGCTTTAGTGGCTAGCTTATACGAAAATGCTAGACAACGTTTATTTCTCTCTTGCTGCTCACTCTCAGTTAATGGTAGTTTATCTGATCTTTTCTCTTGTATCTCTTTATCAACCTTTTGCTCTTCTTTTATTGCTTCTCTATTTTTACCGTCAGCAGTTACATCAACAGATGCGGCTGTTGGGGTAGTTACAGGCGCTTTTGGACTTACAGGAATGGGCTCAGGCTCAGGTACCTTCTCTGCATCAACCTCAGGCGCTGTTGTTGGAGTACCTTTCTCAACTATCTTATCCGGCTCAGCTTGATCAATCTCTAAATTAGGGCACTCTTTACATAAATTATCTGGACTAATTTTACCAGATAAAGCATCCGCTGATAACTTATCAAAATCAGGTATCTTATCCCCAAATTTGGCCTTAATACTATCTAGCTCTTTCTGTAGTCCTTTTGGACCACCGGCTTTTAACAATGCTAAGGGATCATTTGCTAAACTAATAACACCGCCAATTTTATCTTGCAACTTATCCATAACTGGCAGTTCTGGCAATTCGAGCTCTGGCAATTTAAGTTCAGGCATATCAGGTAGTTCAGGTAGCTCAATAGTTGGCATCATTTCTTTAATTGAGCTCTGAACATCAGCAGCAGCTGAGTTTAATTTATCACTTAGGCCCTCAATTCCGCCTGCTATATCGCCTTGTAGTTCGCCAAGGCTACCTTTAACTCCATCGAGCTTACCTTTAAGCTTATCAAGTCCTTTTCCCGGTCCGCATGCCATTACTTAGGTGCTCCTGTATCTGATTTCGCTCCAGAGGGTGCGGTGGCTGATCCTGTATGAGTATGAGTAACAAGACTAATACCGGCATCACCGCCAAGAACATCAGTACTCGCATCAACAGTACCAGTAACAGCAACATCATTATTAATAGTAGTAGACGCAGCATTAGTTGTTTGCGTACCAGTAATATTTTCAGTCATATTATTATTAGCAGTAATAGCAATATTATTATTAACAGTAACAGTCTGATCATTACCTACTGTTAGAATCATATTATTAACTGCGCGTATTGTAACATTGCCGCCTGCTGCAAAACTAATATCATTCGGTGTAGCAAAATCAATTGACCCATTTCTAAGTCCCATATAAGTACCAAATGTTGTTTCTTTTAAGTCAGCACCATAAATAATATTTGTCTCGCCAGTAATAGTCTCAGAATGTGTTGCACCTACTGAGATAGTCTCGCTACCATCAATTGAAGTAATGTCATTACCAGTTATTCTAATATTATTATTGCCGTTTATTTGTGTACTGCGATCAGATAAAATTTCTGTGACTTCATTCCCACCAACTTTAGTAATTTTATCTTTACGAACTGTTACAAAATGATTGCCATCAATCTCTTCATATTTATCACCCTTAATTAGAGTTTTACAGTCACCGTAAATAGTTAAATTCATAGTACCGTTAATTAATACGTTTTTATCTTTTACATTAATCTCATAACCGTCGCCTACAACCACTACTGTTTTTGATCCGTCGACTTTAATTTCTTCGAACGTACCTGATCTATGATGGGTATGTATTCTCTCATGATTCGGAGTATCGTCAACCTCAAAAACGTGGCCTGACTCTGTCTCCCATACATGATTATAAGGGTATTGTACATATGCTTTCGGCTGAGCATCATCATCAACCGGATCCTCTGCAGGATCAAACTCTTCTGCAGTTAAAGCAGGGTGCGGTTCATGCCAGTACTCACGTGTTTTATTGCCTTCATCATCCTCTTCATAAACCGTATCTGGTTTATTATCTAATACAGATTTTACACTAGGGGCTGTTGCAGTAGGAATGCCCTGGTTATCAGTCCCTGTCTCTCTAGTCACTCGTCTATTAATAAGACTCTCATGCCCTTCTGGGTCACGAGATAATCGTGAGATATCTGACTCATTTAGACCATTATTAATATCTGTAGTTTTAGGATATGTACCATATGGATCATTAAAACCTAAACCAATATTAGGTGGTTCTGTAGGTATGCCTGCAATAGTTCCCATAACAAAAGGGTTTTGAAACGTTTTATCAACAAAGAATCCCATTACAAAAGATCCTTCTACTGCTCCAGTTAATGGACCGCCTACACCTGAAGTTGATGCGCTTGATACTGGGAATATCGGAGTTGCCCACGGTAAGCTTGATGTAGGCTGTTTACCTAAATCATCTGAATGTACATCAAACCATCTAACTTTTAATCTGCCTATCTCTAATGGATCGTCTCTATTTTCGACTACTCCAAAGTACCATTTAAAATTGTCGTTCATTACGATTCCACCTTACCTGCATCAACTGCGCCTGGTCTAATTAATGTAATATCTTGCTTATATGTGCTGGGCGCAAACATATGTACAATATCTTTAATAATGTATTTACCTGATATTGTTTTATCTTCAGGTCGTTCATTATCTTTCTCAACAGCAGTGGGTCTATTTACTACAAGTTCTAATACATCACCAGCCATTAGGTTAGGGTTGCCAGCTACTTTTATCTGCATAGTGTTGTTTCTAGTAATACTATGCATAGCCCATTTGTGAGGTAAGATGTCATTAATACTGAAATCTGGTGTTGAGCTGTCTCTATAAACCCAGTGCGTCTCAGTCGGCACCTTACCTAAAGTATTTTTAAGCTTATCAGATACTAGCAACTCTTTACCTTCAAGGGCATAATCTTCATCAAAGAAGGTGTACTCGGTTGTCTGTACCTTTTTATGTGTATAACTTAACTCTTTAACTTGACAACAAAATCTACCCGTTTTAGCGAGAATAAATAGGTTGCTTCTTTTTAGCTGCCTTAAGTTACTAACAGAATATTGAGATAATGGGTCAAGTGGATCCTCAGTACTAGCTAAGGTATATGTGTGTGTGCCGTCCTTTAAAGGCGCTGAGAATAATGCCTCCATAGTAGTAAATTTAAACCCGTCCAATGTTTGAAAAAACATCCACGTACCTGATTTACTGCTTTCAGGGTTACTCGCCCATGCCAATAAATAGTTCATTGCATCAAAAGGTGTTTCACTTGGTATAATAAAGTCCAATACACCTAACGTCTCATCAACTGTAATCTTGTTGGCATCTTTATTATATAATTTAAATTCATCAGCCCTAAATGAATTTGGGAATACATCTGATAAAACTTCTGAGTGAATAGCTTCTGCAGCTGACTTAATTGTTGAACTAAATGCACTATCAATATTATGAAATTCTTGTTTATACGCATATTCAGATATCATATCAATTTCAATACCAGCGCCTGGTGTTTCTATACTATGGCCAATATTATTAATATTAGTAATTCTAAAAACACATTGCTTTTCAATGCCTGAAGCTGTCCAAGTTATAACAACCGGCTCATCACCTCTTAAGGGAAATGTGCTAATAGTATCAGTAGTATCAGATATCTTAATCGCACATAGTAATGTATCATTATCAATACTTTCAATAATATTACATATGTCGACTAAGTTAATTAGATCTACAATAGTCTCTTCATCCTCATTTAAAACAGCCACGCCTATAAGTGCTGCTTGTCCTGGGAGTTGTATGTCTTCACTAGCCATTATTTAATAGATCCTTTAGATTAGTTTCTGCTAAACTGGCATATTTTTTACTTAGTAGTTTGATTGTTCTACGTGCTTCATTGGCTTCATCCTCTTCATCATAAGAATAAAATGCTGTCCAGTTTGATTTATTGTTATCAGTGGAGTAAGTATAGCTTAACGGGCTATATTTTATTCCTGTTTTTTCTCCGTCAACAACTTCATTATATCCAATAAGATTAGCTTTAGCAGCTGAAATAGATCCATATTTTTTAGTAATATAATTCTCAAAGGTATATGTATCCATATACCACTCATAAAAAGGATCAATTATATTATTAGACAAATAAACTATCCATGTTCTATCAACACTGCCATAGTACTGATCAGCAACAATCCAGGGTTGTTGCCCATCTTCTAGTTCATAGTCATAGAAAGTATACTGCGTATTATTAAGTACATCAGCAAGTTTAACTCTTGCAAGTATATTTTTTACTTGATGGTCGTTGTACTCAATAGTAGGGAATTGTTGGAAGTATCTCATTAGCTATTACCTGCGCCGCCGGTACGTATCGGATCTGGCTTTAAATTGGGAACCGGGGGCGGTGCATCAGCAAGTCCCGCGTCTGCGAGAGTGGCCCCACCTTCGACTTTACCGAAGTCTTCTTTTCTAATTGGTTGAATTTCTTTTAATCCTATAGTTAAAACATAAGCAGTTGCTTCACCATCCTTTATATGAAAAGAAGCACCATCAGGAGCATAATCTACCTTTAATGATGTAATAACGGATGTTTTATATGGTTGTTTCGTAAATGATCCATTAAACCCGAAATCAACTACCTCAGGGAATTGAAAGAAAAATTCACCGCCGGAGTTATAAGGCATCATTCTTGATCTAATTTCTGCAATTATTAAATCAACAGATGTATTTTCCTTTTGATTACGAGGTACTAATTTAAAACTAAAGCTATGATCTCTCAGAGGAACTCCGTCTAACATTGCCCTTTCAACAGGATTATCAACTACGCCTATTCGCGATCCTATAGTGTCCTGTAATTTTGCGCCGCCAAGGCCTAATATAACTGCAGCTTTACCTAACTGCCCTGCTCCAACTTTTTTTCCTACCTTTTGTACAAGATTGGCAGTTAATGCTCCAGCTATGGCTTTACCGGCCTTTGGTACTAGACCTTTAAAATTATCTGTAGTGATGTTTCCAAGTTCCTCGCTATCATTCAAAACTTTAGCCAACGCGTCGGCGCCTGCTCCAAAGTATCCTAATTGTGCGCCCCTATAAGCAACATTATATTCCTCAGTCAATTCCCTGGGAAAAGGAAGAATTATGTACCCCTTGAGAGTTTCTTTGAGATCTTCTCCTTTGTTGACACTGTTAGATTTTCCGTAATCATATTTTTTAAACTTCATAAAGAAGTACTTCTTACCTATATCTGATGGGAATTGTAAAGGGGAAAGCTCGTCGCGTCTTTTAGCTTCTTCTATTGCACGCTTCGGTTCTTGCTCCTTGGCCTCTCTATCTTTCTTTTTTTTCTTAAAAAGCCCAAGCTTATCACCTATCGCGGCTCCTGCTGCAACTTTATTTGTTATTTTACCAATGTTAATACCCATCTGATCCTACCTATAAATAAATGTATGGCGTATAAAGGAAGGTTCAAACCGAGGAACCCACAAAAGTATTTAGGCAATCCTACAAACATAATCTACAGAAGTTTGTGGGAATGTAAACTTATGAAGTATTTAGATGACCATCCTGATGTTATGGCATGGTCAAGTGAGGAAATTATCATACCTTATAGGAGTCCGATGGATAGAAGGATACATAGATATTATCCAGACTTCTACGTTAAAAGAAAAATAAACGGTAAATTAAAAGAAACAGTTATTGAGGTTAAACCATTGGCGCAAACTATACCACCTAAAAAGCTTTCAGGTAAAAGGCCTACTGCTAGATTCCTACGAGAAGTAAAGACATATGGAATAAATGAAGCTAAGTGGAATGCTGCGTATGAATACTGTGCTGATAGAGGATGGGATTTTAAAATAATGACTGAGAAAGAGTTAGGCGTATGAGTACTAAGAGATTTATATTTCAGCGGTTACTTAATGAGGGTATAGAAAAAGGCTTTACACCTGGATCGTCAGAAGAATCACGTCGTTGGTTTAGAGATAAGGCAGGCCAATTAAGTGATATAAGACCAGACAGGCTCATGAAAACTAAAGGTGCGCGCGATAATACTGTTAATAGACTATTTCATCCTGGCGACTTATACTTGTTTCAATATGAAGCCAAAGGTAAAGAAACCTTACCTTATTATGATAAATTTCCATTAGTTATGTTAATAGAGGATTATAGCGGCGGCTTTATGGGTGTTAATTTTCATTATTTACCTCCTAAGTTAAGGGCTGTATTAATGACCCAGATGTATGAATTTTTATCTGATGAAAGGTTTGATGAACAAACTAGATTAAAATTTACTTATGAGAGATTAAAATCACTATCAGGTAAATCATTATGGAAGCCCTGCATTAAACGTTACCTAAATAATCAGTGTAAATCTAGGTTTGTAAAGATTCATCCTGCGGAGTGGGATATTGTTTTACAATTACCTTTAGACAGGTTTGTAGGTGCTAGAAGAACTACTGTTTATAAACATTCAAGAAAAGCGAGTGATCGATAATGAAGGATTTGATTAATCAATTACCAGGCAAAGTTAAAGCTGGACCTTTAGGTAAAGTGGTTGATGCTGCGATTGGTGGTAAAAAGAAAAAAACCGATACCCCAGATCAGTTTTCGAAAAGTTTTAATATATCAGATTTTAAAGCTAGAGTTTCAGGTCTAAACGGTCTTATGAGACCAAACCTTTTTGGTTTAGTAATAACACATCAACCTAATGGATTTGAAGATGTTAAATCCGTCGAAAATGTTGGTCTATTATGCAATGCGGTAAATATACCTGGTGTTAGCTTTGCAACTTCCGATGTACAAAGACAAGGATTTGGACCTTTAGAAAGAAGAGTAGCTAATGCTATATTTCCAGCCGTGAGTGCTACCTTTATGCTGGACAACAATGGACTAGTATTAGAGTTTTTTAATTTCTGGGCCAAGGAGATTTCATCTTTCGCTCATCAAATGGGTGATCTGTCAACGGACCCTGATACTGGAGGCTCACTCGGTGAGGTTGGATATTATGAAGATTATGTATGTAATATTGATATATTAGTATACGATCCAACCGGAAGTAAAATTACCAAATATACACTAGTGGAAGCTTATCCAGCAGTTATCGGCGATCTTGCTATGGGTTGGCGACAGAATGATGAAGTAGCTGAACTACAAGTTCAGTTTAATTACAGACACTGGACAAGTTCAGCATTTAAACCAGCTGAAGCAAAAGAAGATGATAAAGCTTTTAATTTACTTCAGTTTATTAACAAAGTAAATGGGGCAGTACAGGTAGCAAAGTCTTTGAAAAAACCTAGAAGCATAGGTGATGCGCTTAATGTTATAAATAACGGTGAGACATTACTTGGAATGTTTAACAAATAAAATGAATTATCAAAATAAATAAAGTGAGGATATAATGGCATTACCTAAAATTGATGTACCTATTTTTAATTTAACCCTACCGTTTTCTGAAAAGAAACTAAAATACAGACCCTTTACAGTTAAGGAAGAAAAGATTCTACTGTTTGGACAACAAGCAAATGATTTATCTCATATTGCTGAGAGTGTTAAACAAGTTGTTCAAAATTGTGTTATGAATGATATTAATATTACAGACCTTCCTTCATTTGAGGTTGACTTTCTATTTTTAAAACTGAGAGCTATAAGTGTACAAAATATTGTTTCTCTTAAGATTAAAGATGAAGAAGATGAGCAGTATTATGATGTTGAAGTGGATTTAGATGAGGTTGGTCTTATTAGTGATACTACTCATAGTGGTTCGTTTAGATTAAATGATGATTATTCAGTTAAGCTAAGATACCCTAGTTTTAATAATGTTGAAACTGTTACTGCAAGTCAACAAGGGGAAGTTAATCTTGGTAAAGTTACATTTGATCTTATAGGCGAAACTATTGAATCTGTGTATAATGCTGACGGTTCTGATGTTCACTTTTTGAGAGATTATACCAAAGAAGAGCGCGATGATTTTTTAGAGTCATTAACATCCAAAAACTTTCAAGACATTCAAGAATTTTTAGGAGCAGCTCCTCAAATTAGACATACTATTGAATATACTAGAGAAGATGGTACTGTTGTTGAGAGAGAGCTTAAAGGTTTATTTGATTTTTTTACGTTTGCCTGAGCCACAATGATGTAGGCAACTATTACCATTTGATGTTTAGTCTGGTTCAGCATCATAAATACAGTATGACAGAAGTTGAAAACCTATTCCCGTTTGAAAGGGATCTTTATGT